TTGTCACCTTCCTTCGCCACAACAACATGGCTTTTCTTTGGATGGTTGGGGGTACGCTTCGGCTTATTGTATCCACTGACTCCAGCCCTAGCTAGTCTTGGGTCTTTTTTTACTGGCATTTTTAGCTCCTGTATTATCAGCTAGTTGTTTCTTTAGCTGTACAATTTCATTGTTTAGTTGCTCAAACTTTACATTTATCTGAGCTACTACGTTCTCTAAATCCCTTGTGCTAACCATTACTGTAGTCCTTGTGGTGCTTCTACGTTGCCTTCCTTAACCGCTACTTCTCGCTCCTTCAGCAACTGCTTAGAGATTTCAAGACGCTTCTGGAACTCTTTGTCGTCTGAGTCTCCAGCTTTAAGGTTTGTAGTAACAGCCTTGATACGATCAATCTCAAGCTCCTGTGGTATAGCCTGTGCCTCCACTGCAATCTTCTGCGCCCTAGCAGCAGACTCTTGTGCCTGTCCGTTGAGTGCAGCAGTCTGTGACTGTTGGAACTGTACCTGAGCTTGCTGTGCTGCCTGTGCTGCTTGCTGTGCTTCTGGGTTAGGCTGGTTAGCTTGCTCTAGTGTAGCAATCAACTCTTCACGGTTAGATAGGTTCATGTTGTCAATGATGGACATAACCAGCTTAGGATACATAGGTGTATCTGGTGACATGGTTTGTAGCAATTGAACAAGCTGTGTAACCTCATACTCACGAGCGATAATGCCTAGTGAGCTAGTAGTGTGGAACTTGTAGTCAGCTACTGGGTATAGCTCAGGCTCAAACTGCATGTAGCGGTAAGCAGCCTTCTGTACGAAAGGAATAAGGAAAGAGTCTTGGAAGTTGATCAAGGTGCGCTTGTGACGCTTGATGATAGCGCCTAGTGACATAGAGACACCCGCAGCAGTAGCTTCACCATTGATAGAACCAGCAATACCCGCTGAGTCAATAGCACCTGTGGCTGTCTGTACCATAGTCTGTAGCGACTGAGCCTGTGCAAAGGTGATCTGATTGACCTGACCAAAGTTAAAGGGCTGTAGAATCTCAGCAGGGTTGCCGTTAGTGAGAATAGTTTTCCCCGGCTGTATGCTGGGTTTAGCGCCTCTAGGCATACGAGAAGCGTCCATAGCCATCATTGGGTGGATGGTTAGTGCTAGAGCATCAATACGTGCGCGTAGTTCTGTGTCTAACGCCTTCTGGCTGTTATAGCCTTTCTCACATACTCCTCTGCCCCAGAAGCGGCTAGGAACGACATCCCATGGGAATGCTACGACTGGACGATCCTGCATCATGTACGGGTTCTTCTCAGCCTTTAGTAGTGTACCGCTGTTAGCGATAACAACCATAGCTTCTACATAGTAGGAATCATCCTCTTCATCGTCAAACGCTACAACCTCTGAATCTTCAGCTTCTTCGTCCTTCATAGCCTTCTCAAGCAAGTGACGAGGAACAAGACCGTAGTACTTAGTTAGACGAACCTTGTCCTGTTCAAAGCTGCTCAAGTCCTGATCAGGCTCAATGTCAAAGTCGCTGCTGGCTAACTCTATTGGTACGTCACGATAGACACCCTTCTCCTGTAGCTGCTCAACAAGGTGTGAAGATACATACTCATCTACTGCACAGCCCAATGCTGAATCAATGTCAGTGGCAACAGGGTCAATGAGGAAGTTCTGTGGCATGACAGGACGTAGCTTAACGCAGGTGCGGTCAGCAATGGTGACACCTACTGCTTGTAACTCACCGCCCATAACAGGCTGTGAAGCAGGTTTCATTTCCTTTTCTTCTTCTAAAACAATCTCAGCGATGCCTGTACCAAACACTGCTGCGTTGATAAGACACTCAGCCACACCCTTGCGTATCTTGTTCTTTGCAAAGTCTTCTTCCAAGTAGCTACGCAGTGCAGCAACGTCCTGTGGGTTCTGGTCACGAACATCGTCTTTAATGTCGAAGAACTGACCACGACCAAAGGTGGCTTCTTCTAGCTCAGCAACGGAAGACTCTACAGCCTGCTGCAAGGCAGGGGAGATAATCTTAGATCGCTCTGACCTACGAGTTTGATCTTCAGCAGACCAGATGCCACGCCATAGGCGGTAGTACTCGTCAAAGTTCTGCTGGTAGTTAGCACTGAAGTGATCTCGCCAGTCATCACACTTCTGGATTACCCAGTTTTCTAGGTGTTGCTCTGTAGCGAAATTCTCTTTATCTTCTAACATAGTTAATACCCTGCGTATTTATCTAGGAATTCGTAGTCTTCTTCTTCATAGTCGTAAGCATAGGAGACTTTGGCTAACTGGTCTATGTATGCTAGGCAATCTATCAAGTCATCGTGGACTAGTGGATTAGGGAACTGGAATAGCTCATCTAGGAACTCTGTGTTCCACTTACCCTTGTTTAATGTGATGTTGCCATGTTCAAAGCGTCCCTGCAATGCCCATACTATTCTATCTACTTTCTTCTTGTTGCCGTGGGTTAACTCTTCCACCCTAAAGAAGCGTTGGTTCTTCTTCATCTGGTCATTGAGGTAAGGGCTAACAGCGTTCTTTAACGCTCCTTTCTCAATTCCGACTGCGACTGGCTTGTACTTGCTGACTGCCCCGAAGATACGTCTGGCGGTCTCTTCAACGCCCCATCGCCCATATATGATATCAGCAACCCACCAGCCTTCCACGCCCGCTTTAACAACGGCAATGCCTGTTTGGTCAAGTCGTGCAGTTTTGGTAGTTGCTTTCTGTACGTCTGCAAATCCTGCCAAATCGACAGCAATATAATACTCACCATCTGTTGGCTCCTCTTCGCTAAACAATACATCTTCTTCTTTAAATAGTTCACTGCCATGCGCCTCAAAGGAAGCCATAAACTCCTGACGGAAACTAAAGGCTGACATACTCTTCTCAGCAGCCTTGATCTCGTTAGGGTCTAGTAGTGGGTTGTCAAAGCTGGTGAAGTGGTAACCTTCCCAGTCTTTATCTTTAGAAACACTTGCATAGGTGAATAGCTCGTAGAAGTGGTTACGTCCCATTGGCGTACCAATGAACATAGCAGAACCCTTCTGATCCGCTAAAGCAGGGCGTAGGATTTGTTCCCACACCTCTGGCTTCATGTCAGCATACTCATCCATAACCAAGTACTTCAAGCTAACACCACGCATAGTCTCTGGTCTATCAGCACCCTTCAGGGTTAGCAACGCACCGTTGACAAACTTAATCTGTAGGTTGTTGACATGGCTTGAGGCTATGACACTATGCCCTAGCTCCAGTAGCATCTGCCACATGATGTCCCTAGCCTGACCCTGTGTAGGGGCAACATAGAACACCTGACCTTTCTTGGCTGACAAGCAGTTAAGGATTAACGCCCACGCAGCTAGTCTACTCTTACCTGTACGTCTACCCGCAGCAATAACCTTAAAGCGTGTCGTATCTTCGTAGACTTCTTGCTGCCAAGGTAGTAGCTCAACCTTTAGATCAGCCAAGCTAGTACGTCCACATTACAGGAGATTCATTACCGTCAAGGTCGCGGATGTCAACATGCACAAAGCTACGAGCAACTCCAATTCCTGAAAAGCCCAGCGAGATAGCCTCCTGAACAATTCTAAACCGTTGTACACCGTCACTGACTTTAATGTCTGCTGCAATACCTTGGGCATGAGTTCCTGCTTTCTCCTTCTTGGCTTCTATAGGGTGGTCTTCAGAACGATAACCACTCGTGATAATGAAGGGGAAGCCACATCTTGCACGTAACAAGTCCAATCTCAGTAGGAGTCTATCACTAATCTCATTCTCACCTGTGTATTGACAGGCAAACTCTTCTCTAGTGAAGTAATCTAAATCGTTGTTGATGTTATGCATCTGTGTACTCCCCATCAATGGGTTCATCATTACCAGATATGATGGTAGTCTCACCACCTACACCAGTAATGGAAATGTTAATAGCACTCTTACCGCCAGTTTCCTTGTCTTTCTCAAAGTAACTAACGGGTAACAATCTATCCATGCAGAGCTTCCAAGCCGCTGCCTGATTCTTATGGTCATCATCTAACGCAGCGTTGAGAATGCTGTCTAACACCTTCCTACTCTTAGGAGATGCTAACATCCTGGCCTTGTATTCGTTAATGATGGAAGCGTCACCTTTAGGACGACCTACGCTATTGCGCTTGCCCTTGGTAACCTTAGCTACAGCAGACTTTTTAGGTCTACCGACTCTTTTGTTAACACTCACAGAATTACCTCTATTGAGATTCTTGTCTATATAGTCTATAGAGACTCTTTTCCACCGCTAAAGCCCTTTAACAACTATTAGAATAACAACTAGTAGTAATTACTTTTACAATGGAAAAGATGGAAAAGCGTTAAAGGGCTGTAAGAGAGCTGAAAAGCGTGTTGTTTAAACTATATAGTCTATACTAGCACACTTTTAAGTGAAAGTCAAGCTATTTATTCACTTATTTGTTATTTAGACTATTTTGTTACCTACACAGCCTCTAGTTGCCCTGTTCAACCTGTACCTTCTACAGCGGATCTCACGCATACAATGGCTCCGCAGTCGCTCTGCTATTCTCTATAGTTATCAAAGGCTTAGTCTTAATAGCTTTTAGTTATACCCTTGGTTAATTAAGCCCTATTTTGACCCTATTTTGTATCTGGGCGGGTACAGTAACAACTCCGCAGCCTGCGCCCCCTCCCCCGTCCCTGCTAGCACACCCACCTCAGTCTGTACAGCCCTGGTTGTGACCAGTACAGGCTATATAGTCATCCACAGAGTTATCCACAGGCTGGGGCGTGACCAGTATAGGCTGATCAGTCACTATAGATTCTGTACAGTTGATGAGGGAGTATGCTATAGGGTACTGTTACGACTACTTAGCACCACCATGACCAGGATAGCCAATGCGGTCACACTATGTAGTTGCTATGCAATAGCTGGTATGTTACTCGCACGTGCGCGCATAATAGAATGTAGGCATGGCTATTTAGTTATAAGCATATAACATATTGATCTATACAAACTGTTGATCCATGTTGCTATTTGTATATAATAGAACCATACAAACAAACAACAGGAATAAAGACAATGAGCAATCGACGCAAAGCAGCACAACGCAAAGCAGCAATAAAAAGCACGGCATTGTATATAGCAGCAATGGCAGCATTTGGTCTGTGGGCTGTTGGCGCTCAGTTAATGCTACAGGGTGCGCTGTAATGAATAGCGCACTAAAGCGTAAACTACGCAAACAACACCGCGACACAGTCTTAGCTAACGTGTTAGGCTTTGCAACACTGGTAGCAACGGTCGCTGCTATATATGTTATAAACTATCAAATAATACTTATCAGATACGGAGCATAATATTATGGAATACATTAAAAACGATTACGAATTGCAGAAACTGGCCCTCAGCATTGCGCTGGAAGCTATTAAGGAAGTCGAGCAGCACGGCGGCGATCATTACGAATTGATTGATCAGGCAGCAGCCAGCAGCGAGCATGCTGTATATACATATAAGGCGATTATGTTATGCGCTAACTGTTGCACTGCTGATGCTGAGGAAATGCTAAACGACAACGGATACGAGCGTTTCGACTCATTCGCGCACCATGCCAGCATATTGGCAGAGGTTACAATAGCGAACGCGGCATTGCAGGAGTTTTACGATTTAGGCGGGGAGGCAGCGGCATGAGCAACAGAGAAAAAATCGAAGGTCTATACTTAGATTGGTTTAATGACTTTTTGACTGTGGCGCGATTCGCAGAATATCACGGCATGACAGAATCGAAGGCGCTTAGAGTTATCAATATAGGCCGCGCATTGAATCACAGAAGGCCGTCATTGTCAGACCATTGGCAGCGACTGCGTCAAGATTATCCAGCAATAGAGAGGGCTATGTAATGGGTATTTTAATACAGCCGAAAGATGATTACCGCTGCGCTGGTTATTCACGGCCAGCATTGGATAAAAACAAAGTTTACAGCGCCACACTAGCGACTAACCAGCCCGACTATATAGAAAAGGGTTTAGTATTCTGTGGCGATTATCTATTGACTAAAAACGAGTATTACCTGATAGATATTGAATAATTCCCCGTAGTAATCCCCCCATTTGTCCAGTGTAATAGCTGGACTTTTTTTGCCTGTTATATAATATAAGGCCGTTTAAGCCTGTTTAAGCCTACCCAGTACCCTAGGTCATAATAGACGTTAAACGCGCTTACACGGCCATCCTGGAGCTTCTATGGCTATTGTTGTTGTAGTTAGGTGGTTATTGTTTGATGTACTGGTGTGATGCTATGAGAGAGAGAGAGACAACAGAGTCTAAAGCATGACCCAATACCTGGTTCTGGTCACAAAACAGGCTAGAGAGAGTTGAACCATTGGGCAGGATGTTGTCAAATGCTGCGGACTTATTTAACCAAAGAGAGAGGTAAAGCATGAGAGAAGGTTTGAATTTTGCCGACATAGAAAGCAACAGCGCCAGAACAGATGCCATCAACGAGTTTGTTGACATTGTGCAGGCATTGCCTTATCGTGCAGGAGTTGATGTTTTAACAATGATTCGAGAGAGAGTAATAATTAACTATTTAGGAGTAGATAACAATGGCAATTAAAATCTGGGGTACTAGACCTTATTCTGAAGATACGTGCATAACTATTAAGGCTAAGGATATAAAAGAGCTTAGAACAGATATTAAATTAGAGCGAACATACGCAGACAGCTTGAGTTTTTCAACACATGCCTATTATATCGAGATAAACGGCAACGCTTTACACGACATTTTCTTAGACAGTTTAAGGGATAATGTTAAATTTAGAAAAGCAGTAGCAGGCTACATTAACGGATTAGAGGAAAATAACAATGACAATGCCATGTAGAGTAACTGATCAATGGGATAAAGAACCAGACGGAACAGAATACTATGAACCTGTTTCCCGTAATAGAGTCATAGAAGACTGCGACATGCTGCTAAAGGATATTATGGTTAACTGGGACTATTGCAAACAAAAGAGAGACTTTGTACCAGATGAAGATGATATTGATCTGATAGAGGCTTTACACGCTGAAATGGAATACTATCTAAAGAGATACTTTAAAGCCGCTGAAGAGTAATAAAGAATAACTACTAGTTGTTGTTTGAAAAGAGCTTTAAAGAACTATAGAGTCATTTATACCATATTTTTAGATTAAAATAAACCACGGACAATGAAATGAGAAGAATTAAAACGTATATTAATAAATCAACAGACAGTAGGTTGTTAGCAGGTCAACGCTATAGCTTAAAAGAGCTTTCTATACTTACTGGAATTCCTAAAGGTACTCTTCATGGTAGGTTACACTATAAAGAGAGTTTTACAGACAAAGAGATTAGGCCTTCAGAGAGGGCTATTGTGTGGCCTATATTGGAAACAAACAGCGAGAAACTATCTGCAAAATGGATCACCAGGAGAATTGTTAATGTTTAAAGAATATATGACTGGGGCTTTAACGCCTGAAGTACAAGCAGTGTTAAAAGCATCGCAGGACATTGCCAGCGGCTTATTTAGCTTGCAAGAGGCTGCAAACTTCTATAGAGTGCCTGCGAAAGCCATTGTTCAGTTTATGGCTGAGAGTGCAGAATATGACGTTATTTTTAACAAGAGAGAAACCAAATGAAAATATTTAATAGAACACTAACAATCGAGCTAGTGAACGGTGCAGGCTTATACTTTGAGATAGCCGACAGCAGGGCTGTGTGGGTTCTTAATCAAGAAACTGGCGAAACCTATGCTATGCCCTTTGAGGGTTACTTACTAGGGTTACCGTTTATACTGATAAGTTACGGTAGGGTATATGAGGAGATAGATATATGAGTGGCTTAATACACCAGCCATGCCCTGATTGCGGCAGCAGTGACGCATTGCAGATAAACACCAACAGCACTTTCTGCCATAGCTGCCATAAATACACGCCTACCAGCGGTGACTATGCGCCTGTATCAGTGCCAGAGTCTACAGAACCAAAGGCTAAACCAGACTTTAGCGCGGTAGAGAGAACACTAACTACAGGCAACTATCAAGCCATTATGACTAGAGGTCTGACCACAGCCACAGCTAAGACCTATGGCATACTAGAGAAGCCCGACAAGACCTACTTCTCTTATCACGATCCAGAAGATGCCAACGTGCCTGTAGCAGCTAAGATAAGGCTACCAGACAAGCAATTCTACAACGTAGGCAACTGGACAGCCTCTGGACTATTCGGACAGCAACTGTTCAATGGTGGCGGTAAGTATATAACGCTCTGCGAGGGTGAGTTTGATGCGGCAGCAGCCTACCAGATGCAGGGTAGTAAGTATGCCTGCGTAAGCGTCAGGAATGGTGCTGGCGGTGCGCTGAAGGACTGCAAAGCAGCATACGAGTATCTGGACAGCTTTGAAGCCATTATCATATGCTTTGACGCAGACGAGGCTGGGAATAAGGCTGCTAAAGAGGTGGCAGAGCTGTTCAGCGGCAAGGCTGCTATAGTCAAGCACACTGGTGGCCATAAAGACGCCTGCGACTATCTAGTCAACAACGATGTCAAAGGCTTTACAGCAGCATTCTGGGCGGCAGAGAAGTTTGTACCAGACGGTATCATCAACGGTGCTAGTCTATGGGATGAGGTGAACAGACCTGTAGAGAAGTCTGCTGTGATGTATCCGTGGCAGAACCTGAACAAGCTAACCTATGGCATCAGAGAGGCTGAGCTAGTTACTATCACTGCTGGCTCTGGGCTGGGCAAGTCACAGTTTGTGAGAGAGATTGTCTACCACATCTTGCAGAACTCAGAGCAGAACATTGGCCTACTGTTCCTAGAAGAGAACGCCAGAAAGACAGCGTTGTCGCTGATGTCACTATCAGCTAACAAGCCCTTACACCTACCAGACGTAGAAAGCACAGAAGAGGAACGCTGGGAGGCTTTTGAGGATACAATGGGTACTCAGAGACTGTTTCTGTTTGACCACTTCGGCAGCACCAGTATTGACAACATTGTTGCACGTTGTCGCTACATGGCTAAGGCGCTGGACACCAAGTTTTTGTTCCTAGACCACGTCAGTATTGTTGTATCAGCTCAGAGCAACGGTGATGAGAGAAAGGCTCTGGATGAGATATGCACCAAGCTACGTATGCTAGTGCAGGAAACAGGTATAACATTGTTTATGGTTAGTCACCTGAAGCGTCCTGACGGCAAAGGCCATGAGGAAGGCGCTGCTAGTAGTCTGTCACAACTCAGAGGCTCTGCCAGCATTGCACAGCTATCAGATATGGTGATAGGTCTGGAACGCAACGGTCAAGCAGCAGACCCGACAGAGCGTAACACTACCAATGTCAGGGTTCTAAAGAATAGGTTTTGTGGCACTACTGGCCCTGCTGGTGGCTTGTTATTCAACGGCGACACTGGTAGAATGCTAGAAATCAGAGAAGAGGCGCTATAGCATGAGATGCATATCCTGTAATAAACTATTGACAGACTTTGAAGCAACAAGAAGGTCAATCCAAAGCAATGACTTTGTTGAACTGTGTAATGATTGTTTCTACTACACAGCAGATGACATCGCAACGCTTTCCAGAGAAGACCTGAGAAGCGAATCAGATATTTTTATAGGAGAACAAGAATATGAGCAAGATTGGAAGCTGGGTAATTGAAGATACCCAACGAAGACAAGAGATAAAGCATGTTAAGCCGTATGACAGACACAGCAATAACGACAGAGCAGTGAGAGAGTACTATGTTGATTACGTTAGATATAGAAACAAACACCAGCCATGACGTTATCTGGTGTGCTGTGACGCAGGACATCGACACTGGTGAAGTGCTAGAGCATTACAGTGGAGCAACACTAGCGCCTCTAATAAGCAAGGCTACAGGCGTTGTGGGACATAATCTCATAGGCTTTGACGCGCCAGTGCTGTACAACGTGTGGAATCTAACTATACCAACAGGAAAGCAGCGAGACACCCTAGCAATGTCTAGGCTCTGGAACCCATCGCTAGAAGGCGGTCATAGTTTAGACTCGTGGGGTCAACGCTTTGGCGATCCTAAGATAGACTTTCACGACTATGACGGTGGTCTGTCTGACGAGATGGTAGAGTATTGCAAGCAAGATGTAGCACTAACAACCAAGCTGTTTAAACACTTAACCGACACACTGAAGCGTGAGGAGTTTTCACAACAATGCGTAGATTTAGAAGAGAAGGTCGCTATCATTACGGCTCAACAGGAACAGAACGGATTTCAGCTAGACGTAGAACAAGCAACCTTGCTCTGGGTAGAC